ATTTGATCTTGGAGGAACAATGGTAACTAAAGTAAATAACCCCTCATACAATATCACCCTCACAGAGGATGAGGTTTACACCCTTCAAATTCTTCTTGGTTTTGTAGCTTGTGACCACGAGTGTAATAGCGTCTCTGAGAAGCTTGAAGAAGTGAGTGGAGAATGTGTCGATCTGGAAGACTATGAGCGTGTATCGTTCTCTGTTGAGAATATGGATACTGGCGTTGTAGTTGGAAGTGTAAATGAAGCAGAAACAGTTGTAATTCGTTTTAATTAATAGGAGAAATAAATATGAGCATTACCCAAAAAGAACTGTTTGATCGTTTGGTAACTTTGGAATCTGATAAGCTGACTATTGCAGATGACATCAAGCAGCTAAAATCCGACGCTAAGTGGGATGAAGATGAGAATCCAAATGGTGTAAGCAAGGAAGACATTAAATTGATCAGTGCCGCCGCTAAACTTGAGGCCCAGAATCAGTTTGAAGAGAAGAAAGAAGCTGCTACAGCAGTATTTAAGAAATATGAAGAGATGACTGGGTACAACCAATAAGAACAAATAGCCAGTTGCTTGCAACAGCCCTGCTTGTGTAGGGCTTTCTTTTAAGGAGAGGTATTATGATTAGCACACGAACTGAGTTGGTTATTGAGGTTTCAGACTGGGATAAATTAGTAACAGAAACATATGGTCGTCCTTATAGCTTTCAGCAACAAGATGGTTGCAAGGATCGTCAACGTGTTCATATCACTATACCTGATCAACCATGCGATTTTGAGAATGATACTATCCCTGAAGAAGTCAATGGTGAAGAAATGGGTGTTAGCTTCAAAGCTTGGCTTGAGCGAGACCCTAAACAAGAACTACCAAAGTATGGGTTCATAAATGGAATATCATCGTCAAAGCTGTCGTAGTCCTTTACAGGCTCTTTAGGTTTATCTTCCTGCTTTTGTGGAGCAGGAGCAGCATTCTGCTGTGATACACCACGTTCAGCAAGAGCTTTAGCCAAGTCACTGCCTTCAAAGTTCTGAGCTAGCTTCATTGTGTTCAAAACACTTTGACGAAGGTTCTTTAGAATCTCAGGGTTTTGTTGCCCTTTGAAGTTAACACCATAAATGTACTCAGGAGCAAGCTCAGGAATCATTGGAACCATAACATCAGGAACCTGACCACTCAGCTTAATCTTCTCATTCAAATAGTGCTTACCGCCAGACTCTTGCAGGAACACTTGTACTTCAAACAGAGCAGCCTTGCCCAACAGCTTGCCAATCATGCCCGGCTTGAAGTTATTCTTCTCGTCCAACACATCAACAGCAGAAGCCATCTTGTAAATCTGAGTGTTAGACTTGAAGCCCCACGAGCCATCGTCGTTACGCACTTCTTTAATGTTGTAAGGCTTACCAACAACCTTACCAACCTCTTTCATGTAGAACTCACCATTCAACAGCAAGCGAAGCGGATGTTCTTGAGCATTTTCATCACCAAAGAATTGACCTTGGTTAATCATGATGCTTGGGAAGTCTACAGTGAAAGCTACTTGCTGACAAGGTTTAACTTTCCAACGCTTGTAACGAGTAGGAACCTGCTTGTCATTTGGAAGAGTCTCAAAGTATTGATCAGGATTTTTCTCAAGTTCAGCAGCTTCATCAGCAGCATCACCTTTAAACTCCATTTTGGCATCTTCTTGTACTTGCAGACCAAGATCAATAATACCAGAGATGATACCAATCATAGCCTTGGCTTTCTTCTGTGTACCCACAGCATCAACAATGTAGCGTGACCGAGCCTCCCAGTCCACTTTAGGACGATCAGCATTATCACTGTTGGTGTTTGCTACGTGCTCTACGTTAAAAGTAAAGTCAGTCATTTTATTTCCTCTTTGCATTTATTTAGTGTGGGCTACGCCCGTTTCTTTAGTGTTGCAACATTCAAGCTTTCGACTTGAAATTCTTTTTAAGCTCTTTCAGGACAGACCGAACGCAAAGGTCCATCGTAGCGGTATACACTTTATACCCTTTCAACGTACCTGTCAACACATCAAAGTAACTTTTGTTATAAACTGCTTTAACGTATGTAGTTTGTTGTGCTGCGAGAGTCATGCGAGCCTTCTGACGAAGACGCTTGCTTTGCTTACCATTCATATTTATTTCTCCTTTATTTAACAGTCAATACAGAACCAACGATCAGAGATACAAGACCTCCACCAAACATCTTCAGAAACAGAACAAAACCTTGCCAAGCTGCTGGCCCAAAAGCTAAGCCTACAGCGCCTAACTGAGCTATATCGGCAAACTCTATCATCGGATAAAAAGAACTTGTCCATCATCCGATACGAACAAAGGTTCTCTATCGTAGACAGAGATAACAAACCCATGTTCATCCAAAACTTTTTTATTCCGAATTATCGACAAACAACGATCCTCGGATATGAAACCGAACAGGACGGCTCCTTTATGTTTCTTAAGGAGCCGTTTAACCACAGGGACATTATCCAAATCGTCCATGGCATCTTTTGTTGCGAAGATGCCGCGATATATAACATCTGTGATCTGACCACCATGTTGAAACGGACCAAGACCACTCACTGAATGTTCCAGTCTATGTATTCTCATGATGATCTCAGAATAGGTGGAGAGACAATCCCTGCAACCAGTGCTACGCCCACTTTATCCATCTTATCGCTCCTTATTTATAAATTACTTTACCGTAGCATTTGCCGGGATCATTCTCAAGGATGTCTTCACAACAGCCTTCATCCACTTCAAAATCAGAAGGAGAATAGTTGTCCACCCCGACTTCAATTGCCTCTTCTTCACTATCAGCTTCAACATACACAACTTGTGAAGCCTTAATTAGAATACCATAGAAAGCCATTATTCTTCTCCTTATCGAACTTCACGTTGTTCTTGCAAAATGTACTTACGCTGTACAATCTTAGCTTGATTACCATCACACTTCTCAAAGCTCTTAATCTCACGAGCTTCTTGTCGGGTGCTTGCATAATACACCACTTCATTACCTACTACAACATCATATTCATAACGAGTTTTCATTTCAATCTCCTATTAGAATGGAATATCCATTAGACTAACATCTTCTTTCTGACCAAGCAAGTTTTTCTGCACTTCTACTTGAATCTCTTCAACGCTGTAATCAGCTTCATCAATATACAGGGATGAAATCTTGCTGTCAACCTTTGATTTAGTATCAAACTTGTACATACTTACACCATCATCAATCTTTACAGTTAGCTTATAAACTGTGGTGTACTCTTTAGGTTCCTCAATAAGAACCTTCAGTGTATCACTGTAAGTGCCATCCTTTACAATTCGCAGGTACTTACCAGAAGCGTCTGTGATGGTGATAGCTTCCACTTTATCATCCACTTGTTGCAAGGTCACAATCACACCTTGCAGCGACAAGTCTTTCTCCGATACGGCTTTAATCATTTTCATCTTGTAGCCTCCTTCCTAGTTAATGTGCAGCTATTGTCTCAGACTTTTGAATCGTTTGCAAGCTTTATTTTAACTATTTTAGTGACAACCAGCCCAGTTCTTATGAATCATGTAACCTGCTGTCAAGTCTACATTAAGATTGTAGTATTCACCAGCTTCTTTTACAGCCTGTGCTGCTAACTCTCCAGGACGGCAGTATGCCACATAAACACCTCCTTTAGGACTCTCTTTAATATCTGACCAAACCCCGGTCTGTGTTTTTTTAAAAGCTTCTGCCTCTTCCTGTGTTGCAAAGGTCTTGAACTTAACAAGCTCCTTGCGAACCTCCAGTTGTGCCTCATCATGATATGCTATTAGCTGCTGACAGAATAGCTTTTTATTCCAATCATCTCTAAAGAAGTCTACAGACAATCCTTCAGCTTTGAGCTTCCTGTCGTGAATAACCATAGCACGTTTTGCACAAATTACACCAGCACTTTGGAACAAGCTATTCAGGATTGCATGTGCTGAGCGTGTTGGAACCTTGCGCCCATCAATGCCTAAAATAAACTTCTTACCCCCGTGCGTCTCCCAGTAATTGGCTAGACGGTCTTTCAGCATCTTCAGAGGCGATGCAGCTTCCCAGAAAGCTTTGAACACAAGCTCCCCAGTCTTCAAATCCGAGCCAATAGTCTTAGCAACTTTCTTAGCTTGACTTCCATAAGTACAACCATATTTGACATTTTTCGCAGGAGAGCGCTTGAATTCGCGTTTAATCAAAGCAGAAATCTTCTTTGCCATCATTGTATGCACGTCAAAAGGTTTATCCATAAGCAACGATTTACAATACTCCTTCTCTCCTTGCTCGTATTTCCAGCAGTAATGTGCCTCTTCTCGGGCCTCTAGGCTGTCGAAGTCGTACCCAATCTGAAAGAAATCTTCATCAACACAAAACATTGCCCGCATCGGCTCACCATACAGTGAAGTTACACGGGCAATATTTGCCACCAATTTGTGCTTCATGCGACTTGTAGCAGCTCCGCAAGTATCTGCCGGGGTTGGGATACGCCCATCCTTACGGACAGAAGCAATAAAGCCTTTCTCTGGTTCCTCGTCTTCGTCCCACTCCATACCTCCACCAAGAATGCTATTACGGCGGTGCTTGTAAGTCAAGTACTCCACCACGTCACGAACAAACGGAAACTTCTCTGCAATAACTTGCAAGCCTGGGTCCATCTCTTTATCTTGACCTACAGTAAAGCTTGGGTTCGTTAGGACTTTGATTGCTCTTCCGGCTTCAGCACGTTTCAGCAGCTGTGCTTTCAATTTGTGCTTATTGGTGTCCAGATGATCACAACGATCCTCACAGAAATTACTAGCCAAGGTCTGTTCTACATAACGATCAATCGAAGCCTCAAGCTTCTCCTTAGAAAGCTTCACCTTCTTAGTGTCTACAGACAAATCTTTCTCTTTGTATTCCTGTGGAGACCATCCCAAACCACACAACCACTCTTTAATATGCGTTGTATCATCAATAGTTGCATCCATCTCTGTTACAAGAGGCTCATTAGGTAGAGGAAGTTCATAGGTCTTTCCTAGCAACTCTACAGTGCGCTCTTCATTTAGCACTCCGTTATGCTTCTCGACAAACTTAATCAAGTCTGCTGCGTAGCTGCCATCCTTCTTGAATTGAGGGACTGGTGGCGTGAAGTCTTTCATAAACACTTTAGTCGCTGGGCGTTTAGGGAGCACTGGTGTTACCCGAATACGACGCTCTTCCATAAGGGTATCTAGCTCACGGACATTCTTCTCTGCGAGTTCTTTGTCAAACTTAAACCCCCTGTGAGTCTGCCGAGTAATTAGCTCAGCTACAGCCTTTTCAAGACTAATAGCATCAGACCAGTCCCAGCCTTGGCGCTCCTTATCTAGGTAGTGGTAGACCTGGGTATTCGCCTTAACGTCATAGATGCAATAGTAAAGCTCGTCTGCTGCAAACTCCAGAAAACGTACACCTGCTGGCATGTGCTTGCGGAACTCAATCTTACGAATGCTCACTTTCTCGGACAGTTTGTCCAGACTATGGCCACCAAACCTGTCAGGGTTTAGGGTTTTAGATAGAACCATAGTATCTTCAAACTCTATAGTCTTCCCACACCATGTATCAGGTTCTACTGTAAAATCCATATCTTCTTCGAGCTTACCAACCAACAAGTCAAAATTAATTTGGTTGTGAGCAATCACCTTACGAATATCTGTAATTTGAATATAAGCCTTAAATTCCTTGAGTTGTCGATGCTCATACTCCAGTGGAGCATAATTTTCAAGGATGTAAGTACCATGCTTGCCTTTCTCTTCAAAACGACGACCATCAAGAATGTACTTGGGGCCGTCATAGAACGCAATGATCTTAGCTGTTTGATGCTCTTCAACTACAATACAGTTTGTCTTGAAGCTCTCTCGTAAAGAGTATGGGCTGGTTGTATAGTCGATAGCAGTTTCATCCAAGAGTCCTGTAGTCTCTCTGTCCCAAGTAATGTCAATCAAAATGTCCTCCTATTAGATTCCGTGCCTGTCTGTGTATCCAGCACCCTGCAAGTTTAGCAAATCAATCTGATGGCGTCTATATTCCGACGCAAGAAATTCTGCCAGCTCCTCTCCCAATTTGGCTATGGAGAAATATTTATTACCTTGTTTACCGTCAGCATTTACCCATCCCGCCGCAAAATATTCAAATCCGTTCACAACGCGGTAGGTTACTCCCGTATAGCCTGTCTTATTGTTTGAACGGATTCCACCATTTCTTGCATTAATTTCCTGACTGACTAGGCGTAAATTAACTATTTATTATTAGTTGCGTCTCCGTCTATATGGTCTACAACCTGATCCACAGAAATTTCTGTGTGGTGTAAGCTATAGACAATGCGGTGTGCCATATAAGCTTTTTGTTTATATTTTACTTTCCACCTATGCCCGCCCCTCTTATTAACTTTTTGAAGAGTACCTGCAACATCTCCTACCCTGCGCAGCAGTGCTGCTCCTCCAAGCAACCCCCTGTAAGGTATATCCACTGCCCAGCGTAGGCAACTAGGGCTTGTCTCATCATAATAGAATACCTCAGACCAATCTTTAACCATATTTAAAACTCCGCATTATCAAACTCATCCAAAGATAATAGCACTTCCCAGCTATCATCGTCAATCGTAAATGAGTCACAGACTCCAAGATAGCCCCAAGGTCGATTTTTAAGCACAGTCAATCGCACGCGACCGCGACTGCGATCAGGTAGAATCTCAGGCTCTAAGCCCAAAATAACAAAACTTAGTTGCTCCAGGCTAGAAGACCCTCGCATAGATTCCTTTGTCACTTGTACCCAATAAGGCTTAGGTTCTTCTCCATCTTTAAGCTTTGGTGCTTTAAATTGCTCAGCAGCGCTGCGGTTAATGTGACTCACAGCAATGATGCAAACATCGTTAGCTGCACAGAATGCTGCAAGCTCTGTCATCACCATATCAAGTTCTTTACGTTCATCTTTAACAGCACTACCAGAGATTACTAAGCTCAAGTGATCAAGTACAATAAACTTACAGCCTTCGACCAAGTGCATGTGTTTGATTTTAGCCATCAACTCACTTACGGGCAAACTGCCAAAGTGGCCGAGCATAACGAGCTGATCATTCTCGACAATCTCATTATAAGCTGCTTGAATCTTCTCTCGTGTTGTAACCTTCAGCGGATCATTCTTAAATTCAAGGTAGTTTACCTTCAGCTTGGAAGCAATCAATCGTTGCATTGTTTCCTTATTAGTCTCTTCAAGATAGATCATCCCAAGTTTTTCGCCAGTTTCCATAAAAGCTGAAGCAAAGATAGAGCACACCGTACTCTTACCAACACCACTAGGGCTTGTCAGCAACACAAGCTCCCGTGTACGGAAACCATGCAGTTTGTCCATAAGCTTAGGAAAGCTGTTTACATAGATGCCTTCAGGGCGAGGTTCTAGCAACTCTTCCATTGAAAGATCGCACGCCTTAACAATCTTCTCTGATGAGTAAGGGCGACGACCAAACTGGACAAGCTTTGCCAATTCTTCAGATTTGCCAGCTTGCATGTAATCAGACGCATCTTTAAAGCCGTCATCCGGAGTGACAGTGAACAAGCTTACTCCAGTACCAACCAAAGCGTTTGCCACAGCTTCACGAGCCTCATGGCCCTTCATGATCTTCTTTAGCAGTTCTGCTGGCGTGCAATGATCATCATCAAAGTAGATTGTCAGTGCATCGTGACTCTTTACATATTCTTCGTTGTGTAGGATAGATTCTACAGCATTGGCTGTGCCCATTGGAATAGAAACAACAAGAGGTTCTAGACCTTCGTATTTAGTTCCCTTTACATTGTTCACAAGGGCTTCAAATACGCTCAAGCAGTCCCATTGGCCTTCAGTAGCTACAAGGTTGTTACGTTTGCGGTTTTGGCTCTCTGCTACATTTTGACCAAAGAGCTTATTGCCAATTGTGACACTGCCTACAGCCGTCCAATGGCCTTTTTCTTCTTTAGACTTAGTGAGGTCTTGTTTTGTGTAGCCAGTAATCTTGCCCTTCTGGTTATGGGATGGGAAGTATACAGCGGTTGGGGTCTTACCATCTTTTTCGGAGACAGCAACTTTAACGCCAAATCGCTCTAGTGTTGCTTTGCTAATGTTTCGCTCTGGAATGTCAAGACTCTTCAGAGCCTGTACTTCAGCTAGTGTTTCTTTAGGCACATAGCCCTCATCGTTTCGCATTTTATCTCCCTTCTTGAAATAAGACAAATCATCCTCCTATTAACTAAGTTAATAACCCTTCATATCAATAACACGTTCAAGCTCTTCTTGCCTACTATTCTCACTCAATTCTGAGAGGATGTCAAGGAGCTTTTCTGTGATTTGTTTGGAGTAGTGGTCAACATATTTATTAGCCTGTTTAGCATAGACACCAGTTTCAAGTAGTACACCATTACAGTCCCACAACACTTCAGCATCGTACCCATAATAATCTAAATCCGATTGAGAGTTATAACTAAACTCTCCTTTCACAGCAGGAGAGTAGTGGATAACATCAATGAAGAAGATAATATCATCAATTTGTATCTGTAGTTCAGTCATTCTTTAATCTCAGGTAGCATCTCTAAACACCACAACAGAATTTCTAATTTGTGCTTACGGTAAACAGCTCCGTCTGTTAAAGGTTCCATTCCAAATCGGCAGTTGTCGGGGTTTTGATACTCTTTGAAAGCTTTCTCAAGCAAAGCTTTATACTCTTTTAGTCCATATTCACTCATCACTTTTCTCCTCATCATAAATCAACTTACCTTCAGGGGCATCTCTTTCAGAGATAATAAGAAACGTACACTTCTCATTCCGTGGAAGCTTCTCTTCACAAACATCAAGCACTTTCTGCACTTCTTGTCCTAGTTTAAACTCTTTTGTGTTTGGCCAGTAGTAAGTTGCCCAAACAATAATAACCAAAGCTCCTACAACAATACCACCACCAAAATCTTTCATTCTTCAAGCCTCCAGTCGTTTAAGCTGAGATTTCAGCCACTTAGTATACTCTTCCTTCCACTCAGGGTCTGCACAACCACTTGATAGTAGGTCAACACTGAGTTCTACGGCATATTTACCCATAGACTCTGTAAAGCCCCAATCTTCTTCACGCTTATCAATTGCAACAATCAGTTCAACAGGATTCACCCCACACATACAATGTGAAGTTACAAGTTCGTAAACATTGGTTGTAGCATAACCAAATGCTGCTGGATATTCTACCTTAGTTTTGAAATCCCACAGATTCTTTTTACCTGCCCTCTTAAACTCTTTCAGTGTACTCATTCCTCATCTCCTTCGTTAATTGAAATGGAACTGCATCCAACATCATTCATACCAGAATCATAGCACCCTTCATCCTCAGAATCAAGCGAGTAATCACTATTATTCTCTTCCATATTGGCAGCCATTAGAGCCTGTCGTCGTTTTGACTGCTGTATAGAGGGCTTGCAGAACTTTCTAAAATGTTTCGCCACCGGATTCCTCATTCACCAGCAACCTTAAAACAAAACGGA